TATAAGAAACATGGTATTGAGAAACATATTTTTGAGATACAGGAACATTGGTTTACTCGAGAAGATCTGAAATTACGAGAAAAAGAACTCGTAAATGAAGAGATGTTGAAAGATCCAATGTGTTTAAATTTGAAACTAGGCGGTGAAGGTGGATGGATTGGCGGATTTAAAAATGAAGAACATAGGAGAAAAGCCACGTTATCAGGTATTATGTCTCCTAAAAGGAATAAATCATTATCAACATCAAAATCATGGATTACTAGATTAAAAGCTGGACAAGTACCATTTAATGGTCATCGCGGTTGGCACGTTGGTAGGATTCACACTGAAGAAACACGCGCTAAATTATCTAAGGCGTTAAAAGGAAAACAGGTCGGTGAGAAAAATTCACAGTTTGGTGTCAAGCGTGTTTGGATTAATAAAAATGGAAAATTATTAAAAGTTCTTAGATATGAAGTTGAGTCCTTTTTGAAAGATGGTTGGCAATTAGGTATTAAAGATAAGAATTTGTTAAAGCCTCTTAAAGAAAAGAGAGAAAGAAAAAAAGCACAATTTTATGAGCTTCAGTGTATAACTTGCAGTAAAGTATTCATTGCATCTCAAAGAGATATCAAGAGAAATAGAAAATTTTGTGGAAGACAATGTTCTAATAGTCGAAATAAGAATATAGTTTTAAATGAACAAGCTGCGTAGGTTAGTGTTACTTCGCCCCATACGCGAGAGACGGAGGTTCGATTCCTTCACCCACAACCGATGAAAATTTTAATTGTGGGTTGGTGCAGTGGTTAGCACGCTAAAAAACACACTGATCAATTTTCTCTTGTCATTTATGCCTCGGTAGTTTAACGGTAAAATCTCTGTCCTACAAACAGAAGTCGCGGGTTCAACTCCCGAACGAGGTACCAGTTCCGAAGTGTTCATGGACGCACGTAGCACTGTCAATGCTAAAGAGCGGGATCGTTACCCGTCGGGACTGCCGCGTCGACGTCGTAAATACTCCGAAAGGAGTTTTACCGGATGTCAGACGAAAAACAAAAATATCATTTCTTGTATAAGACAACAAGATTTGATGGATATTATTATTACGGTGTTCATTCAACAGATGATTTAGAAGATGGATATCTAGGAAGTGGAACAAGATTGCGTAGATCTATTCGTAAGTATGGATATGAAGCGCATACTCGTGAAATATTGAAATTTCATGATTCACGTGAATCCGTTTTATTACATGAAAAAGAACTCGTAAATGAAGAACTTTTGAAAGATCCATTGTGTTTGAATTTGGCGTTAGGCGGTGGAGGTGGTAGTGGAAATGGATGGTATGTGTACAATCAAAGTGAAAAATTTAAAGTAGATCATCTAGGCGCGATAAGAGCCAGCACAGCGTCAATTCGTAAAAAACTTCAGGATCCAGAGTATAGAAGAAGATTTAGTGAACGCATATCATTACAGAATAAGAAATGTTATTTCGATGGAAGACGAGAAAATTCAGGATGTTTCTCTGGAAATTTACGTTTAGAAATGGCACGTAGATCGCAACTTCCAGAGATTAAACAGAAAAGAAAAGAAACATATAAGAAAATTGGACATCAACAAGGTGAAACCAATTCGCAATATGGCGTCAAACGATCATGGATTAATAAAAATGGCGAAGTATTGAAAGTACTTAAATCAGAGGTTGATCAATATTTGTTAGATGGGTGGCAATTAGGAATTAAAGATAAAAATGTTCCAAAACCACCTAAATTAAAGAAACCGAGAAAAGGACCTAATCTGTCTGAATTAGCATGTGTTAAATGCGGGATGATGTTTAAAGCTTCACAACGTGATATTAGAAGAAATAGAAGATACTGCACTTTAAAATGTTTTAGCGATAGAAATAAATAAGCTGTTGATTTATATAAGTATTAATGTAGAGTGAGCAAGTCTGGTGATTGCGCGTGCCTGAAGAGCATGAGAAACAGGTTCGATCCCTGTACTCTACACCGGAGTATGTAAGATAATTGGCCTAATCGTCTAGACTGTGAATCTGGAAAATGCGAGTTCGAACCTCGTCATACTCCCCGTGAATAAAAATGCCGCTTTAGTTCAAAAGTAGAACACTGTGCTGATAACGCAGAGACGAAGGAGCGTTACCTTCCGGCGGTACCATTTAAAGGAGTTTATATGACCTTAGATGAAGCTCGCGAACGCGTTCGAAAACGCTTCACTGAAGAACGCGTTAAACAGATTGTTGATGCGTTTAAAGGTTATAATGGTCCTGAAATTTTCGGTAAGATGACTAAACATGATAGTCCTCTATCCGAGAAAGATGAAGAACTTGTTAATGGTATTTCCAAAAGCGGTGAATTTACTCTTGAAAAAGTTAAAGATTCATTCAAAGGTATTAAGAAGTTGAGATAGAACAAATGCTCCCTAGCACTGGTGTGCGGCTAAACCTCTATACTACAATAAATAATATAGAGGAGAATAAATTAGATGGAATGTTCATGTATAAAATGTAAACGTGTAATTTCTAATAAAGGAATAAACACTCATTTTTTAAGAGCCCATTTAGGTGTTATATTTCCAAAACCTAAAAAAGTAAATCTTAAATGTGAAATGTGTGATAAAATATTCACTACACATTTAAACTTAGGTAGACATAAAAATAGATCACATTTTAAAAAACAGCAGAGAATTATTAATTGTAATTGTGAAATTTGTGGTAAAGAGTTTACGTCTACTCAAGGTTTAGCCGGGCATAAAAATAGAGTTCACAATAAAGAATTTCAGCAAAGAAATTTTGAAAAAGGGCGTAAAAGATATAAAGAAATGTTAGATAGTGGTGAAATAATACCACATAAACATTCAGCAGAAACTAAAGAAAAATTATCTATAAAGGCATGTGAACGTTTAGCGAAGCATTCAAAATATACAAAAAATATTGAATACAAACCCGGAATCATATTAGAATCTTCATATGAAGTTAGAGTTGCTGAAATTTTAGATGAACTTAATATAGAATGGATTAAAGTTCGTAAAGGATATGTTTGGGATGACAATGGAACTAGACGTAGATACATTCCTGATTTTTATCTCCCTAAACAAAATATTTTTCTCGATCCTAAAAATGATTATTTGATCAAGAAAGATCAAAGAAAAATAAAATCTGCAGAACAGTTGAATAACATAAAAGTTATTGTTTTATCAAATGATGTAATAAACAAAGAATTTTTAGAATTAATGCTCCTGTAGTTTAACGGTAAAACTCCGAGCTTATACCTCGGCATAGCGGCTAGATTGGCTGACGATGTCGGTTCGAATCCGACCGGGAGTACCATGAAAAATGGATTTCTAACAGAATAAATTTATGCGTCCATAGTCAAGTGGTTTGGCACCACCTCGACACGGTGGATTAACGCAGGTTCGAATCCTGCTGGACGCACCGGAAAAGCTGCGGCGCTGGTATTAAGGGGACGAAAGTCTGAGGATCAACTCTATAAACCTTGGTGCAGGTGTACGGTTGGATTCCGTCATTTTCCACAAATGCTTTGTTAGGTTAACTGGTAAACTAGCTCTCTCGTAAGGAGCGGTTAGAGGTTCGAGTCCTCTACAAAGCACCATGAATAAAAGTGCCATTTCCATTAGTAAATATTCCGAAAGGAGTATTACTGATGGAACAAAAGAAACAAAGAGCACAAAGAAGAAAATATCACTACATCTATAAAGTCACTCGGTTTGATGGAAAGTACTATTATGGTATGCACTCAACTGATAACTTAGATGATGGATATAAAGGAAGTGGAACATTATTATGGCGGTCATATAAGAAACATGGTATTGAGAAACATATTTTTGAGATACAGGAACATTGGTTTACTCGAGAAGATCTGAAATTACGAGAAAAAGAACTCGTAAATGAAGAGATGTTGAAAGATCCAATGTGT